TAAAAAAGTATTCGAGTGCTACGTCGAGCGTTTCGATTACTTTCGTTCCCGATTGGAAACGGTTTGGTATGTCAAAAATGGATGATTCTATATATAAAATATTTGAAAAACGGGTATACGATGCAAACATTTGTACATCACAAAACTGTAAAGTAAAATTTCAAGATGAAGCATTACAAAAATGTACATTCAATACGTACGCAAAAATGTATACGAACTCAGATGAAATGTGTACATTTACGAGTGATAGATGGTCAGTGTGTATCGCTCCTTCAGATGATGGGTTCGAACACGTATCATTTGTAAACGGTATATGTACTACAAAAGGTGGTTCACACGTTGACCACGTTTCTGGAATACTCGCAAACGGTATTATCGAAGATATGGCAAAGAAGATAAAACTCAGACCTCAACAAGTCAAGAATGCGTTTTTTGTTTTTGTGAAAGCAACACTCGTCAATCCGAGTTTTAGTAGTCAGGTTAAATCAGAGTGTACACTCAAACCACAGGATTTTGGAAGTAAGTTTGAACCACCAAAAACGTTTATAAAAAATATTCTAAAAACGGGTATTCAATCAGAACTACTGGCGTTATCAAAGTTTCGTGAAATGAAAGAGTTGAAAAAAACTGATGGATCTCGTAAATCAAAAATAACGGGTATTCCAAAACTAGACGATGCGAATAAGGCAGGTACCACACACTCTGGTAAGTGTACTCTTATTGTTACCGAAGGTGATTCTGCAAAAACACTTGCAATTGCAGGTCTTTCGGTTGTTGGTCGTGATCATTACGGTGTTTTCCCACTTCGGGGTAAGTGTAAGAATGTACGTGACGCGAGTGTAAAACAACTTACCGAAAATAAAGAGTTTAACGATCTTAAAAAGATTTTGGGGCTTCAACAAGGGAAAGTGTATACATCACTCTCTGAACTCAGATATGGAAGACTTATGATCATGACTGATGCGGATAATGATGGAAGTCATATCAAGGGTCTTATTCTTAATATGATTCATTATTTCTGGCCGAGTTTACTTAAACTCAAGTTTGTCGTAAGTATGGTCACACCGATCATAAAAGCGAGTAAAGGTTCAGAAACGAAATCGTTTTATACGGACTCCACGTTTAGACAATGGTATGGTAATGGTAAATCTGGGTGGAAAATTAAATATTACAAGGGTCTCGGTACATCTACTTCTGCGGAGGCACGTGAATACTTTAAAAAAATAAAAGACCTTACAGTTCAATTTGATGCGGATAATTCCATGGACGAATCTATAATCCTCGCATTTGATAAGACAAAATCAGATTTGCGTAAAACGTGGTTACTCGAAAGTACGGAAAAGAAGGCGTCTGATCTTGAAGTACCATATGGAAACGTCGAGCGTCTCGATATTTCTGATTTTATTCATAAAGATCTTGTAAATTTCAGTCTTGCCGATCTGAAAAGATCTATTGCACACGTTTCTGATGGTTTAAAACCGTCTCAACGAAAAGTGTTATATGCGTGTTTCACTCGGAATCTTACATCCGAAATGAAGGTTGCGCAATTGGCAGCATATGTTTCTGAAAAAACGTCGTATCACCACGGTGAAGTTTCGTTGGCAGATACTATTGTAAAATTAGCACATAATTTTACGGGATCGAATAATATTAATTTACTTGAACCATGTGGTCAATTTGGTACACGTCTCATGGGTGGTAAAGACGCGAGTCAAACAAGGTATATATTTACAAAACTCACTAAAAATGCGAGGATATTATTTGATTCAAGGGACGATCCGATATTAAACTATCTCGACGATGACGGTAAACAGATCGAACCAGAATATTATGTTCCTATTTTACCAACCGTTTTAGTAAATGGAACTGAAGGTATTGGTACGGGGTTTAGTTCATATATACCACCTTTTAACCCCATCGATATACGTACAAATATTGAACGTATAATTAACGGTGAAACTGTTATCCCGATGAAACCATGGTTCGATAAATTCACGGGTCGGGTATTTAATAATGAAGACGGATTGTGGATTACAGAGGGTGTATGGAAATCTTCGGGTAAAAATGTATTAGTAACCGAACTTCCACCGGGGCGTTGGACACAGGACTATAAAGAGCACCTTGATACCCTCATTGAAAAGAAAAAGATTACGAATTATGTAAATAACAGTACGACCGATAATGTTAATTTTGAAATAACAGGGTACACAGGTAAAGAAATCATAAAAGATTTCAAGCTTCAGAAAACGTTTCATGTATCAAACATGCATTTGTTTCATCCTACGAAAGGTATTCATAAATATACGAGTCCAGAAGAAATACTTTTCGATTTTGTTAATATACGAACGGAAACATATAAGAAAAGAAAAGCACATCTTATACGTGTATTAAAAGAAAAGGCTAAAAAATTGGAAAATATGTCGAAGTTTATTGATATGGTCATTCATGAAAAATTAATTGTTTTCAAACGTAAACGTGTAGAACTCGAACGTGAAATGGAAAAAATATTCGATAAAATCGATGGTTCATATGAATATCTCTTGAATATCAAAACGTATCAGTATACACTCGAAGCTATACAAAGTATCAGGGAAGAAACATCAAAATCTAGAATCGAGCTTGATGCATTACAACAAATGTCTCATATCGATATGTGGAAAAGGGATTTAAAAATATATAAACAATAAGTAGTAAGTATGTGTGATATATCCGGTCCAAATACTGGTTCTATAGTATCACTTAATGCAATTGGTAAACAAGATACATATCTTTTAGAAGATGATCCTATTCATTCGCTCTTTAAGTATGAACCTAAAAGACACGCTAATTTTACAAAGTTTCATAAAAGTTTAAATGTTAATAAACCAAGTAGTTCTTCAACATCTTGGCCTTTTGGTGAAACTATAAAAGTTATGTATAACCCTAGAAATATGGGTGATCTTTTAGCAAATATGTACGTAACGTTTGAATTACCAGCTTTAACAGGTTCTGATAGTTATTACGCGGATCAAATTGGAAGACATATTTTTAAATCTGTAACCATGCGTGTCGATGAAACAGTTGTTGAAAAGTTCCACGGTGACTGGGGTATCATATATGATGAATTATATCTTGATGAATCAGAAAAGAGAACGAAGAGGTATACGTTAAATAGAAATAATGCAGAAGATACATCTTTATTATCTGGTAATCAGATATTAGCACAAAATAAATCACGTGTTTATATTCCGATACCTTTACTCTTTTCGCGTAAATACGAAAGTGATGAATACGAAACAAATAAACCAAATCGTCCTTACTTTCCAACATGTGCTATACATAAACAAAAACTTCAATTTGAGTTTGAATTTCATAAACAATCATTTTTTACAAATGAAACAGATAAATTAACCGTGACCGAGTTTGATATTGTTACTGAAGAAATAACACTCGAACCATCTGAACGCACATATATAACAAATAAAAGACATGTACTCGTTACAGATATTGTTAAAAAACATCCTACTTTAGATATATCAGCGGGTGTAAGAAACGCAAAACTTGAACTTATTCCAAAAACACCTGTAAAAACGCTTAATTGGTTTTTTAGACAGAAAGCTTTTGAAAATGAAGATGTAATTACAGGTGGTACAACTTTACTTGCAAATGTATTTGCAAATAGGTATAATTTTTCTTCAAATGTAGAATATTCTGTAACCAATGAATTTTATAGTCCTCCTATGTCAAGTGCAAAAATATTTGTAAATGGTGAAGATATGCCAAATGTTCAAGATAGTGATCATAAATATTTTAAATATGTTGTTCCATTTTCAAGTCGTTTATCACGACCTTTACGAAACATTTATACATATGCATTCTCGATGAATCCGATTAATGTGGAACCATCGGGAATGTTGGATTTTAGTCAGTTACAATCAAATAGAACCGTTTTAGATGTAAATATGGAAAATGGTCTTACAAGTGATTATACACTACACTTATATTATGTAGGATACCAAACATTCATTTTTGAAAATGGTGTCATGACACTTGTTTAGAAAAAAGTGCGTTTTTATGATCATGTATATACTCGATTATGTTATTTTTTATACACCATCTTATGAAATTCAGCTGTGCAACAGTCGTATGTATTTCATTGGATGTACCTGGAACAGTATACGATATTTTAGATGAACGACAAAATGGGTCAAAAAGTTTTTTACTATACCCATCTAAGCTTGATTTATATGCACAATGCACACTAAATATTTTACCATCATTTGTTTTATACGATAAATTGTTTTTCTTTGAATAATTTGTAATAAACCATTCGAGATTTCTTAAAGAAATACCTCCAGTTTTATTTAGAATTTCTAAAAGTGTAGCTCTATTCTCGGGTTTATTATAAAATGTATCGATTGATGTTAGTAGAATAGCTGATTTATTCATTATTACATTATTCCACGCAATTCTCTAAATCCCTTTCTTGATACCTCACATGCCGGACATCCAGGTTTAAATATACATTCTGTTAAATTATGTGTATGACGTATACCTTCATTATTTTTAGAAACCATTTCTACCGGGCCTCTAAGTTGAGGTTGGTCTATATGACTCCCACACATTCCATTAAGTTTAGCTCGTGCTATACACGGGGAACCATCTTTTTTAAATCCTCTACAGAAATTTAATGGGTTTGGAATTTCAGAGAGTAAAAGTTTTAAATTTATAGAATATTTATACGATATTTTTTCCATTATCTTTATAGTACGTCTATATAATTCAGTCTCTACTTCTTCATCCCAAAGTGTTTGTAATTTTCTGGATGTCATATTTTATATGCGTCATTATTTTTTAAGTGATTTAAACATATCACTTATTTTCTGTTGTCCTTCAATTTCAGCCTCAACTTTTTTCTTTGGGCGTCGTTTCGGCTTCACACGCGTTAGAAGTTCACCAAATATCTCTTCTTTTGGATCGTCAAACAGTGGTTCGATTAAATCGCATACGGGGTTTAGAAACTTGTTTATAAAATAATAATTGTAATCAACTTTTAAATTATTGTCTTTTGCGTATTTTGGATCTTCCGACTTTTCAAACGCCTTTGCTTTGGGATCACCTGTATCGATAAGAATATAAGGTACGCGATCACCTGATTGTGGTTCAGAACCAGGTTGTCTTTCACGCATTTTTCGTACAACTTGAACATGAGCTTGATTAATATCCTTAATATCGGGACTAGTAACAGAAACCGGGAACCCTTTTACTTTATACAAATCCGATAAACCCTGACTCAAAATTAGTTTTTCATTAGGTACATCACCTTCAATAAGTTCAATAGCCCTTTGTAAAGCGAGTTCCTTTGGTGGCCCGGTATCACTACTTTCTAAAACAACATCGAGAAGTTCTTTACACACTTCACGCATGTGAGGTGTGTTGTCTCTTCGTACCAATTGAAGTCCTTTGACGTCTATATAATCCATGTTCATATTCCCATCTTTACCCTTTGTCCAAAGTTTTGCCGCATACCGTTTCTTTGAATATAAGAAATATGGGCAATATACCTTTTCAAGTTCAAGGTTGTTCGGTGCTTTGAAGAGTTTAGTACACTCTTCCGCAGCACGTTCACCTATTTCCCAACTATATTCAATTGCTTCCTTCCCAGTACGGTTTCCCACATCAAATTCAACCATAACCGAATCCGTGTCACCGTACCTTACCTTTGCTCCTGGGAAATTCTTTTCAACATACGCTTTTGTTTCATCAATCATACTCCGACCTTTTAGAGTTACCGTTGAGGCAATTTGTACACAGGGTAAAATACCTTTTGATGCACCCGTAAAACCGTATACCGAGTTCATCGACACTTTATACGCCAATTGTTTACCATTATACATTTCTTTTAGGGCTCCAGTCGATTGCGCCATATCTTTTTTAGCTTGTTTACGAAACTGTTTTAATTCCATGAGAATACTTGGTAAAAGACTTGGAACATCTTGTGCAAACTTATAAAACCCAAACGTTTCGTATGTTATACCCGGTATATTTTCGTATTTCGAATCCATAACCATCGATGAATAACACAAATTGTGTGCCATCATAATTGATGGATATAGACCTTCAAAATCCAGTGCTGTTATGGGTGTATAATAAGCGCCTTTCTGTGCGTCTAAAACGGTCGCACCTTCGTACCCATCCGCGGAATATTGTCCCCATGATATAGTTGGAACCATAAATCCCATTTCACGCGCTTTTTTTGTTAACAAACTAAACACTTTGATTTGTTGTCCTCTTTCGACTAAATAACACAAGGGAACCCACGTCGCTTTAGCCATCTCAAGAAGATTAACAAGTATAGATAATTTTGATAACAAACGGTGTGGTAAAAGTGTATCCTTAATACAATATTCGGCGACCTCACGTAACTTTACCGGGTCTTCTTCGATAAAACGTGCAAACATTTCTTTCGGTGACATATCAATTTTATTGTCACCGAGGTACAGTTTCGAAACATTATCGAGTTTATATGAATCAAGTTTATACCCTTTTTTAACTTCATGAAATAGATCGAAAATAAACCGTCCAGGCATAGGTAAAATCTTAAGTGTGTTATCACCAAGTGCACTCGACGATAACTTCTTATACGAAAGTTCACACGAATGGTTTTTCATTTTACTCATTTCATAAAAGGTTTGATCACATTTTGTCATGACCGCACGTTTCATTATATATTCTAAATCAAAACCAAATATGTTCCAACCGGTTATAATATCAATATCCTTTTCCATCAGGTATTCCTTAAATGCCAATAGCATTTCACGTTCAGTGTCGTAACTCTTAATTGTACTCCCTTCCAAGTTCGAATCCGTTTTTTTATAACAAAAACATGTTTTATCGTACGGTACATCAGAACCAAAATGTATAAGTGATACGGCAATTTGGAAACATGCATCACCTTTTACGTCTGCATCAGGAAACTTACCCGTTGAACTATTACATTCAATATCCACAGAAGCAACTACAAAAGGCGCAGTCTCTGGAATATCAACTGGTTTAAGAGTTTTCCAGTCGTTACAGAACAGGTCTATATTAACGTGTGCTAAGTGTGAACGTACACACGCGTCCCCGGAATCCATCCACCCAGTGGATTGAATATTAGTTCGGTGCATTAACCTCAGAACAGGATCTAGGTTTGATTCGTATACTTTATATTTCATAGATTCATCGGGTAATGTACGTTTTAGTCTGCCATTTACCATGCGTCGTGCCGCGAGGTTCTTAAAGTTTAATTGCATGAAAATAAATTTTTCGTTATTTTGGAAACCCCATACATCTTTAGATTGAACAATATCATAACTTATCAAACATTCAGGACATACTTTATCAATCTTTGTGTATAAATTACGAATATCCATTTGTGATGTTTTCTTAGGGAGTTTCACGAAGAAGTATGGTGTAAAACTGGTCGTAACACATACAGACTTACCTTCATTTGTTTTACCAAAAATACTAATCAAGTGTTCGTCCTCCGTGTCTTGTGTTTCCCAGGTCAATACTTGGAACACGACCATTTTTATCTTATTACGTTAACGCCTGATTTTTTTAATATAGTATAGTAGTAAATATGTCAGCTGCTTTGATTGATCTCGTCTCAGTCGGTGCCCAGGACGTCTATATCACAGGCGATCCTCAAGTCTCTTTTTTTAGACAAAACTATAAACGTCACACAAACTTTTCGATAAAACCAGAACGTATGGATTATATCGGGACGTTTGAATCGGGAAACGAAGTTTCCATCCCTATCA